TTACTTTATTATTGACATCATAAATGTTTATTATATCCGTGCTATATTGTAACTCTTCAAAGCCTATTTGGTACTCGTTAACTGCATCATTAATATCATCATATTCTGTAAAGTCACAAGCTATTGCTACAATGTCCAACTCTAACTCTTCTCCTGTGTCTTCTTCGTAGCTCTCAAGGTGCTTGTATAAGTAATACAAGCCAAGATTTGAAAAGTTATTTTTGTATGTATCCGACTTTTTAAAAGCATTTACAAAGTCAAAAGAATTTATTCTTTGTTTCATTTTATTATTACCTCGTGTTATTTGTTTTAATTAGCTATAGAATATATAACAAGTGATATAATTATAACAAGTATTATAATTATTATAGTGGGGTTTATTTGGTTCGCTGTTCCTTGTGCTATATTTGTAATAATTTCAATCTAAATTATAATTGCAACCAAAAATGACTGCCAACGAGGCACTTGAGGGGGGGCACATGCATAAAAAAAAGACCCTCACTCATTCTAATATAATTTTTTGAAAATTTTTTTGAAATTAAGAACTGATTATAAACTAATAAAACTACTTACGTAGTTTATTAGTCCTAGTAGTACTATAGTACTATTAGTACTAGTATTAGTACTATAATAGTACAAAATACAACAGATCACAATACAATGTCAATAGCTATGTTTTTTAAAAAGTATTGTTTTGCTATTAGTATTTCATTTATATTGAGTTATGAATTACAAAGAGATAAAAGGTAAAAAACATTTTATTTACACAATTGAGGAATGGGAATCAAAGTACCCTGAATCAACACTAGTGAGTTGGAGAATTGGGCAGGAGGGCAATTGGGTACTAACTGACGACAATCATGTCGTTCAAATATTGAAGAGAGCTAAGTATAACAATACAGAAATCGTAAGATGCATTACAGGTACGTTCAATGTTAACCGAGATATACGTATGGGTAGTGAGATACCTGATAATATTTACTCTTTTTCAAAATACAAAGTAGCAGAAAACTTTAGGAATCGTGAGAAGCTTACGAATAACGAGTTTTTATTTGCTCAGTATGTAGTAAACACACAGGATGCTGTAAGCTCTTACCTCAAGGCTTACAAAACAAACAACAAAGACTATGCAAGAAAACGTTCTAGTGAACTCTTACGTAGTGAAAGGGTTAGAAAAATGGTTTCGAAAGAAATTCAAGACATAATGGAAAGTGAAGGGGTCTCAAAACATTACATGATCCAGGTTTTTAAACAAATTGCTGACTTAGCTGAACGTGATAATGACAAATTACGTGCTGTAGAGAACTTAGCAAAGATTGCAGGTTTGTATGAAACGGAGAAAAAGAGTGAACAGCTCACCGTATTTGCAGGTTTTACAGATGAACAAATGAAAGTTATCAGTAATGGAAAACAAAAACCCATTCTTACTGCAAAAAAAGACTCTTAAAGAAATAGTCGAGAAAAAAGCTCCTACAAATGTGCAAGATCCTTGCCCTGTTTGTGGTTCAGAGCTGTATTTTGACGAAACAACTACACGTAGATGTGCAATTATGGACTCAGATAACAATATTGAAGGTTGGTTGTGTCCTGATTGTATGAGTGAGTTTACAGATGAAGGTGAATTAGTAGATATTTTTACAACGGAGTTTATCAGAGGCAAAACTTAGTGGCTAATCTTAATTTAAATGGCAATCTTTCTCAAAAAGAAGAAGTATTGCAGATGGCTTACAAGGATTTGATCACATTTGGTAAATTATTCTCACCACAAGACTTCTTAGCATCAGAATCACCTAAGTTTCATTATGAGGTAGGTAGAGAAATGCTAGATAAAGATAATCAACAGTTAGCATTGGTCTTACCACGTGACCATGCCAAGTCTACACTAGCATGTACTGCTATATTGCATAAATTTTTATTTGCTACCAAGGATAGTCCTGAGTTTATATGTTGGATTGGTGAGGCACAAGACCAGGCTATAGATAATTTACGATGGGTACAGAATCATATTGAAATGAATCCTGCTATCCATTATTACTTTGGTGATCTACAGGGATCTAAATGGACAAAGTCAGATTTTAATCTTACTAATGGATGTCGTATGATTGCTAAAGGTACAAGTCAAAGACTTAGAGGTAAGAAAGAACTATCAACAAGATACACAGGAATGATATTAGATGATTTCGAATCAGAAGGTAATACAAAAACTGCCGATGCTAGACTTAGTATTAAGAATTGGGTTACTGCTGCTGTATACCCTGCTATTGATTTTGACAAAAATGGTTTTCTTTGGTGCAATGGCACTATTGTACATTGGGATTCTTTTCTCAACAACATTGTCACCAATGATAGAGAGGCTCAAAGAAACAATACTGACTTTGCTTGGAAGGTTGTCACATACAAAGCAATAGAAAATGGTAAGCCTATATGGGAATCAAGATGGAGTATGCAGAAACTTGAACAAAGAAAACAGTTCTACATAGATTCAGGCACACCAAGTAAGTTCTATCAAGAGTATATGAACCAGGCTAGAAGTCCTGAAGATCAACTATTTGAAGAAGATGACATAAACAAAGGTATGTATGATGGGGTATGCAAATATGATGGAGATTATGGATCGTGGTACATTGAGTTTAGTGATAACTCTAAAGAGTATGTCAATCTGTTTATGGGTGTTGACCCTGCCTCTACACTTGGTGAGAAGTCTGACTATAGTGTTATTATGGTTGTTGGTGTTACTTCTAAACATGATTACTATGTTATTGACTATTGGAGGCAAAGAGTATTGCCAATGGAGTGTGCAGAAAAGATATTTACATTATTTAAACAATATGAACCTATAAGGAGGATCAACATTGAAACAATTACCTATCAAGAAATGCTACGAGACTATGTCCAACGTAGGAGTAAAGATGAAGGACTCTTTCTACCAGGAGTGGAAAAAGGTATTAAAAATTATGGAAGCAGGAAAAAGAAAGATAGGCTTTTCGAAGGACTCCAACCAATGTTCAAACAAGGAGCAGTCCACCTAAAACGTACCCACCAAGAGTTCATTGGAGAACTACTAGATTTTCCCAAAGGATCACATGATGACACCATAGATGCCTTTTGGTTGGCTTGTCAACATACCAGGGGTAATATCATTAAACAGTTCAAAAAAGGTCTTAAAACAGCCAAAAGAACCGTTAAAAAGCAATATAATTGGATAACAGGGGCAAGAATATAAAAAAACTTGTTGTTTATAATATATTTGTAATATATTAATCAATATGGCAAACCTACCATCAGATGAAAGAGCAACCCAAATCAAGGAAATATTTGACCGTTGGGAAGATGCTCGTAAGGATTGGGATGTACATGCTAGGGAAGATATAGACTTTTATTTAGGGAATCACTTCTCTAAAGATGAGTCTGAAGTCTTAGCAGAAAGAAACCAATCAAACTTAACAATTGATAGACTGTATTCAGCTATTGAACAGTTTAAAGCTATCATTACATCTAAACCACCAAAGTTTTCTGCAGTTGCAAGAGAAGACTCTGATAATAAAATGGCAACAGTATGGAGAACCATGCTTGAATATATGTGGGATATATCAGATGGTAATGAAGTATTTAAACAAGTTGTTCATGATTATGCTGTTACAGGTCTTGGATATTTTTATGCATATGTAGATCCTGAAGCAGACTATGGTAGAGGAGAAGTTAAGTTCTCTTATATAGATCCATTCAGAGTTTATGTAGATCCAAATGCAAGAAACAAATGGTTTGATGATGCATCAGGTATGTGTCTATCAACTTTATTAACAAAAGATCAAGTTTTAGATAATTATCCACAACTAGCCAATCCACTACCAGGTGATGAAGAAGGTACACCTATGATTGATATGATTGAAACTAGTGGATATAGAGATGAAGACTTTCCTTCAAGTACTAATAGTTACACACAGGGTTCATTCACACCTGATGTAATCAAAGACAAAGATTATAAAAATACAAACAAATATAGAATTTTAGAATATTTTACAAAAGTAAAAGTTCCATTCTTCAGAGTCCTTGACAAAATGAGTGGTCAAGAACAAATCTTAGATACAGAACAGTTTGAGCTGTATATGCAAGATCCTCAAATCCAAAACATGGTTGAGATGAATCAAATAGATTTTACTGAAGTTATACAAACAAGAATTAGGGTAACAGCTACAATAGGTCAAATAGTATTATACGAACAAGTATTAAACTTAGATAAGTATCCTATTATACCTGTGCCTAATATTTGGACTAACACTCCTTACCCGATGAGTGATGTGAGAAAAGGGAAGGATATGCAGAGGTTCATCAATAAGTTATTGTCTTTAATTACAGCTCATGCACAGTCTTCAGCAGGTCTGAAGTTATTAGTTCCACAAGGGTCGGTCACAGATATTGAGCAGCTAGAACGAGATTGGGCAAATCCGAATGCCACTATAGAATATGATGCTTCTTTTGGTGAACCTCACTTCCCTTCACCACAACCTATGTCATCTTCAATATTGCAATTACCAAAAATGATTGAGCATTATATTGATTTGAATATGGGTATATTTGAAATGATGCAGGGTGATACGTCTGCAGCACCAAGAACATCGTCAGCTACAATGATGATGGAAGACTTTGGTCAACGTAGAAGTAAAAGTAAGTTAAGAGACATTGAAGGTAGTTTGAGAAGATTAGGACAAGCACTATACAATTTAGGTAAAAAGCATTACGACTTTAGAAAAACATTTAGAATTACACAGCCTAACAATGATATAAGTGAATATACAATTAATAAAAGATTATATGACGATAAGAGTCAACAAATTATAGCAATAGAAAATGATACGACAATAGGTCAGTTTGATGTACGTGTTATTGGTAACTCAACCATGCCATCTAATAAGTGGGGTGAATGGCAAGTATATATGGAGGCTTACCAAGCAGGTCTAATAGACAGGGTAGAGGCATTAAAGAAAACTGAGATATTTGATAAGGAGGGTGTATTGTCAAGAAACGATGTTATTATGCAATTACAGCAGCAGTTACAATCAGCACAATCACAAATCAAAGATCTTTCAGGAGACCTGCAAACTGCCAGGAGAGAAACAGTACACAGCAGACAGGCTATTGAAGTTGAAAAAACTAAAGCTAGGCTTTCACAAGCTGAGGCTAAATCTAAATCTAGCCTTAGAGACGAAGTTAATAAACTTCAAAATTCGGTGAAACTTGAATCAGAGAAATTACGTTTAGGTGTCAAAGACATGATACGTGGTCAGTCTCAAAAAGATTCAGGAAATCGTAAAAACAAACAGGAGAATTAAATCATGGTAAATAATGATTTTACAAATGATGATGAGACATTATTAAATAGTGAAACTGATCAATCATATGACAACGTAGAAGAAACACAAGATAGTGTAAACGAATCAGTTAGATATATGCAATCTGAAAAAGATAAAGCATTAGCTGAAAATGAAAAGTTAAAACAACAAATTCAAGACATTCAGGAATCTCTTGCTTCACAGCAACAACAGCCTGTGGATAACAAAATAAATCCTGATGATTTTGATTCTTGGGAATCTTTTACAAACCCTAATTCTGAATCATATAAGTACAGAAGGCAGGAGACTGCTGACATGGTGCAATCAATAGTTAATGAATCACTACAAGGAGTACGTCAAGAACAAGCTACATCTCAGTTGGAAAGTCAACTAAGGTCAAGAGGGATGTCTGATGAACAAATTGATGGGTTCTTTAAATTTGCTGAAACACCTGTTAGTGACTTAGGCATTGATAACGTTATTAAAATGTACAATGCAGTAAAAGAACAACCCACAGAGACTAGTAATTTAGATGCTGTTCGTAGAACACAACAAACACCAACTTCAGCAGGAGTATTACAAGGGCAACAGCCTAAAGTTAAAAGTGATACAGATACTGTATGGGATATGATTGCAGGTCAACGTAGGGGTAGTGATGGATTATAATTAATAATAAACGTTTAGGAGAATAAACACATGGCAACAATTAATAGTGGTGCAATAAAAGCAAACTCCGAGCCTCAAGTAGGAAGAAGTACAGGTGTTAATCTAGATACTAGACGTAAGTTTGACTTTGGTGACAGAGTAGCAGATTTACGACCTGAGGAGTCTCCGTTTTTTGTGTACTTATCAAAAGTGGCTAAACAGCCAACATCAGATCCTGTTTTCAGATTTTTAGAAGACAGAACAAAAATAGCTTTTACCGATAGAAGTTTTTTACTAGCAGCTGAACATAATGTTCCTGCAGCAGGAAGTTCAATAAGTTATTCGGTTGATACTTCAGGTGGAGCTTCAGTTGATTTCTTAATTAAAGGTATGGTATTTGCAGTTAATTATTTAGCTTCAAGTGTTCCAAAAACAGTTTTAGTTCGTGTAGAATCTGCTGTAACTGATAATGGATCTACTTCATCTTTTACAGGTAAAACGATAGCATCTCCTGATGGAGCTATTACAGCAGCAAACAATCTTGTTTGTCAAATAGTAGGTACTTCATTTGAAGAAGGATCAGGATCACCTGACGTATTTAGTCATGAACTAGATCACAGTTTTGGAAGAACTCAAATATTCAAAACTGCATGTGAAATGACTAATACAGCTAGAACAACATTGTATCGTGGCATTGAAGATGAATTTATGAGAATATGGAATGCTAAACTTAGAGAACATAAAGTTGATATTGAAAGAGCAATGTTATTTGGTCAAAGTGCTAGTGTGGGTGGTATTAACTATTCAGATGGTATTGTAGGTCATATAGTGGCAAACTCAACAGCTATAGGTGACGATAGTGCATTTTCATACAATGAAGGAAAAGCATATTTTAGAAGTGTATCAGAAGCAGAGATGACATATGATAGATTACTTGCAGACTTTGAAGTAATTTATGATCCTGCAAGAGGTGGTTCTTACAATAAGCTTGGATTGGCAGGTTTTAAAGTCACTACATTCTTTAACAAATTAGCAGGGTTTACATTAGGTAATGCTAATATTGGTAAAGTAGTAGGTACTTCAGATACTTCTACTAATTCATTTAATGTTGATCTAAACAATATCCAGGGTAACTTTGGACATAGTATTATGAAAATTGATACTATCTATGGTAGCCTTTCAATGGTTAAAGAGCCTTTGTTTAGAGGTTTCTCTACAGGTTACTTAGCTTGTATTGACTTAGACAACGTTGCATATAGACCACTAGTTGGTAATGGAATGAATCGTGATACACAAATTATCACTAACGTACAACAAGCAGATGAAGATTTGAGAAAAGATATGATCTTAACCGAAGCAGGTTTAGAAGTATCTCTTCCTGAAACTCATTTCTTGTATAACTTCGAATAAGGAGGAAAAAATAAATGAGAAGTGATATATTAAATTCAAGTAGTGGAAATGTTGATCTTGCTAATAAATTAGATAAAGTAATTAAACATACTGAAGTATGTAATGTAACTTTAAAAAATGCATTGGCAGCAGGTGACCTTTCAGAATCTTGGAAACAACCTGCAAATTCAATACTTACAAGTTGTTATATTGTATGTACTGATGCTGTTACAATTGTTTCAGGAGACATTGGCTATGATGTAGGAACAACTGCCCATGGAGAACAATTGATTGCTGCTGTAGCAGACGAAATACTTGATGGTGGTACTGATGTTGCAATTGGTGCTATAACATATCCAGGTATGGGAGTTTCATTGCCAGGTGGTACTGATGCAGCAACAGCAAAAGTTGCTATTGATGCAGGTGCTATAGCTAATGGCTTTGTATATGATGTTCAAAATGATACTACTCATGTAGCTTCAACTGCATATACAGCAACTGAAAGAGATGTATTTTGCACAATAACTACTTCTACTGCTGTAACAGCAAGTGGTGGTGGTAATTTTGCATTTTGCTTTGAATATATTCAATTTGCATAAAACAAATGAATAAACTATATAGTCTTTAGAGCTATGGAGGATGTCGTATAAAGGGCATCCTCCGAATCTAAATAAAAAGGAGAAAGAATTTGAGAAGTTATTATTGCAATACATGTCAGAAGGTAGTTACATTTAAGTCCGAAGAGGTTCTTAAAAAATGCACGTGTAGCAAGGTGTTTGAAAGTAAGGTTGCTCCGACACATGAAATAAACATGAACAATCATTGGAGTACTCAAACAAAAATAGAATTTAGTCAATCAACATTAGAGAAAGATTTAAAAAGCAGAGGACTATAATGGCATTACTAGCCGAAAGATTAAAATCACTTACAGGTATACAAAATCTTGAAGAATTAGAAGAAGATACTATTATAACAGATAGTGATGGGAACACAGCACCTGGCTTAGTAACTTCATGGTTTGACTCTGCAGCTAAAGATGTAATAAATGTATTACCTCCTCAAACATTGTATGTAATGGGAGAAAGTGAAATTTTAGTAGCACCTGGTCTTGGAGGACCAAGTGGAACATTTACAAGTGTACCTCAATCAAGAATTTTAAGTGTAAATCGTAAAGATGGTTTAGGTGGTGTTATTCATGAATGTAGAGAAATAGATGCATCTAAAAAAGGATATGCAATTGCAAATGATTATATGTATTCTGCTACAAAAGAAAGTCCTATATTTTACAGAGAAAATGGCAAAATATTTGTTAAACCTATAATAATGAATGTTGAACCTGATATTGTTGAAATAATATATGTTAAATATCCTGAAGTTTTGCCTTTTAATTTAGGATTTATAAGAAAGTTTCCTGATGAAATAGAAAACTTAGTAGTGTTAAAAGCATCTGTATATGGTAAATTTTATCAAATAGGTTTAGCAAATTCAGAAGAAGATTTAGAAGTAGCAACATCTCATACAAATCATATGAGTGCATTGAACCAAGAATACACAATGTGTTTACAAAATTATTTAAGTGGATATCAACTTAATGCAAAAGAACAGGGTGTAGTAAATGACAGTTAAAGAATTAATAGATCAAATAGAATATCTGTATGGCAAACAACCACACGTATATATGAAACGATTAATCAATGATGCATTATTAGATATGAGTGGAGAGATACAAAGTTATAAAGCAAGTTTTAAAGAAGATTTATTGTCAGGGCAAAAAACTTATCCATTGAGTGATGCAATTATAGATGTTGAAAGAGTAGAGATTAAAAATTCAGATAATAAATATGAAGTTATACCTTATTTATCTGATTACGATCAAATACGTGAAGGAGATGATACGTAATGTCAGATAGAACTAATGTAAATGGAAGCTTTGGTTATTATATAAATGGCAATCAATTGATTGTTGTTAGTAGGAATGAAGATACAGGTAAACTAGAAACATATAGTGGTTCAACTGTACGTTTAGGTCTTAGAATAAATTGTACGTCAAAATACATTGCTGCTAACTATTACGATGATAACTTAGCAGATAATAACAAAGTAGATAGTGGATTACACGAAGCATTATTAAATTATGTAAAATCAAGATTAGAAGAAGACATGGGTAATGTAGACAAGTCTATGTATTACAAATCTAAATATAGAAACAAAGTTAGAACATACCCACATAGAAAAAAAGGTTTAAGAGGTTTAAAAGTACCTCATTTATAAAGGAGTAGATTATGGCTTGGCAATCAGAGTCTTTGAGTAAAAGAGTTGGAACTATAGATAGTGATAGTGCTATAGGTGGTGG